GTCATGATGCCGCATGGCCGGTCACTCTCGATATGAGAGAACACACGACTTAGGGTTGTTTCCACGACTAGGGCTTCGGTAATGAAGTCTTTAAATGACTGCATAAGGTCTCCTTATTCTTGCATGCACGATCCTATTTATTCCTAAATGACCGGCGAGGCGCATAGGACTATGACGATCCTATGCTACCTCTCTCCCCTGTCATTAAGACAGGCCCGCTCCGGGGATGCCGAGCGTCCTGAATCTATGAATCTGAGATATACGGTCAATAGATCAAAATGTCAACGTCAATGACATTTCATCCAATCCCGAACGTTAGAGGCCGCACAACTGTTGCAATATGTTACTGTCCAGCCGGGTTTTGCAATCTTAAGATATTCGGTTAACGGCTTGTCTTGATTGCACTGGCTGCAAAGGCGGGTCTCAACTGGTTCTGGCTGCTCTGTTTTCATAATGTTTCTTCTCGCCTTCCAGATATTTGATCACGACTTCTTTACGCCAGATCGGTCCAACATTCAGAACGGCTTCAGTTTCCGGCACCTGTCCTCGTTTCCATCGCATGTAACAGGTCACACGCTGAAGATTGTAGATTTTCGCCAGCGCCGTTACGTCTAGATAACTTCCGTTGTATCCTCTGATTCTCTCTAATGCGCCTTCTAGTTCTTTGATCTTTTCTTCAAGTTGTTTCTTACTCAGCATTTAGGCGCTCCATCAGCCTCGCACTTTTTGATTCATAGCGAGGATCGTTTATTGTTACTGCTGCGAAGTCAGACTTCAGAAGTTTTCTACCTAGACGTTTCTCCAAGTGTTCGATGCACAACATTCCTTTGATGGATTGTGTTGCCTTCAGCCATAGATCGGTATGAATAAAATAATGTTCATGGATTTTTCCGGTATCAACACCGCAGTCCATGCACAGAAAGCGGCGTCTGCTCATTCAAATCCAACAGGCTCCAATCCATATGATTTTCTATGTTTGTTCAATATAGCAAGCTGGTCGAATGCTTCCTGCTTCCATTGCAGAGACCGTCTAATGGAATGCGCTGTCATCAAAACGAATACAGTGCCGAAGATGCCTGCTATGAGAATGTTTTGAAGAAGCAAACAAAAAACAATCCAGACGAAGGTGAAGATACCGAACTTGACACCGAACCAGAAATGTCTGGTGGCAATGTTATGTAAATCCTTGATCGAATCAAAAAGCGAATCAAGCGCCTCATGTGGCACATACGGATTATGTTCTGGTTCGAATCTTTCTGGTGGCTCATGCATCATTATTTTCACCTAATGTGTTTCGTAGTGCGGATTCTCATTCGGGCACGGACGTGATGAAATGTATGATCCATCACGATAAGGACCGAGAGGTTCAAGCCATCCCTCGCCATCACAGTCCTTGCGCTTCTTGCGACGGCACGTCTTGCATTCGATTTCGATGTTCATACCGCCGTCTTGATCGTCATCAACATTAATCAAACCCATGATTGACTCCTATCATGTCTGAATCCCAACCCGTGTTGCGATTGACTGACCGTGTTCGTTCTTCTCTTTCGAAAAGATTACATCACGCACTTGCCAGTAGCGATGCATCTTCGCCAGCGTCAGCAATGCATCATGAGCGAAGCACTTATTGATTTCATCGCAGATGCGTTCCTTCGAAACGTTCTTGATCTTATCAATGAAGTAAGGATCATCCAGACAGTTTTTAATGTCGGATGAAATATGGAATCCTTTGGTGACCGAAAAACGAATCGCCCGCAGCATCCGCAATGCGTCTTCTTCGAAACGTTCATGTGCTTTACCAACACACGAAATCATTCCGATCTGAATATCATGCTGACCTCCATGTGGATCATACAGCGATCCATCGGCACGTTCAGCAATCGCATTCATCGTGAAGTCACGACGTGCCAGATCATCATCAATGGTGCCGGGTTCGACTGTCTCGGGGCGACGTCCATCCTTGTAGATGCCATCCTTGCGACACAGAACGAAGTCTGCGTCTTCGCCTTCGACCTTTGCACGAACCGTCAGAAATTCTGGATGCTGGATGTAAATCCTGCCGCCACGATTCTTTTCAATGTCCTCGACCATCGCCTCAAACGATGGTGCCTCGACGGCGTAATCAATGTCCTTGCTGCGGACGCCCAGAATCCTGTCCCGGATACAGCCACCGACCTTAAAATAGTTGATTGTCATGGCTTTAGGAACTCCTTTTATGGATATAAAAGCACGTTAAGTCCTTAACTTCAAGCGGTTTTTTACAGATTTGAAACTAGTACCAAATTTGCTTGACAACCAAATTTATAGCTATATAGTGGGCGTTGTTGAGGGCCAGCGGCAAACTCGCCCAAGACAAGTGATCGAAACTTAGACGCCTCCCGTTAGGACAGTTTGGCCTTATGGCGGGAGGCTCTTTTCTTCACTTGACTTATTGGCCTGTTGTGAATATAAGTTTGATCATTGGTTTTCAAACTACACATAGGAGGTTGTCATGCTCTAACTTGATCCTTCTCATATACCTGAAAACGCCTGCATTAGAATTTTGTGTTTAACCCGAACCTCCCGTTGTAAGCCGAGTGCTTCCGGGAGGTTCATCTTTTTTTGAACTTTGTCAAAAAAGACCATTGACATTTGAAACGAGAACAAATAAAAAAGAAACAACAACGAAATTCCCGGACGGGGTTCGTTGGTAACAACCAAGGAGATTTCAAATGACTGCTAATGTTGAGTCGATTGCCTACGTTGGCGAAACGCCGTGGCACGGTATGGGCCACAAGCTGCCCAAGGGCGCTTCTGTTCAGAAGATGATCGAAGCTGCCGAGATTGACTGGACAGTCAAGAAGCTTCCTCTGTTCGCTCAACGCAGTGCCCGTGGCGGCAAGATCGCAGTGAAGGACCACTTCGCTCTTACCCGCAACACCGACAACAAGATTCTTGATGTTGTCGGCCCCGATTACATCCCTGTTCAGAACAAGGATGCGTTCAAGTTCTTCAAAGATTTCGTTGAGGCAGGCGATGCCACGATGGAAACCGCTGGTTCTCTTAAGGGCGGTGAAATCGTCTGGGGTTTGGCGAAGCTGAATTCGTCATTCACCATCGGCAAGAGCGATACCGTCAATGGTTACGTTCTGCTTTCCTCTCCGCATACGCAGGGCAAGGCGTTGGTTGCCAAGACCTGTGCCGAACGTGTCGTCTGCCACAACACCTATACCATGGCGATGCGTGAACTGACCGATACCTTCCGCATGACGCACAAGACTTCTTTCGATGCGGCCATGATCAAGAAGGCGAAGGAAACTCTGGGTCTCTCCCGTGAGCAGATGCAGCGTTTCGAAGAAGATGCGAAGATTCTTCACAAGCTGCGGCTGGACAAGGAAGACGCTATCGTTCTGCTCGGCAAGGTCTTCGAACCGCAGGCAAAGGCGGCTGATCTGAAGGCCGACTTCGCCAAGGTCTCGGGCATTGCCTTCAAGAAGGTGGTCGATGCCTACGACAACGCTCCCGGCGCTGAACCGGGCACGGGTTGGGGTGCCTTCAATGCGGTCACCTACTGGGCTGACCACGTTGCGTCCCGGACGCAGGATCGCCGCCTGACCAACTCTTGGTTCGGCTCGACGGGCCGGACGAAGGAGAAGGCTCTGGAAGTCCTTCTGCAAGCGGCTGGATAATGTGAGGGGGCTACGGCCCCCTTCTTTCTCATTTCAAATTTGAAAGGATCGCCATCATGGCGTTGAAGCAATCGACCATCACTCTCACTTCATCCGGCGAAGCCATCGGCAAGCTGAAGTTTCATGTTGTGGAAGTGACCAACTCCACCGAGTTCATTCCCGGTGCTGAACTGACCAAGAAGGAAGTGGACGATCTATGTGCTGCCAAGCACTGGACCGTCAAGATTCGTCAACCGAAAGCATGTTAAAGAGGGGGCTTCGGCCCCCTTTTTTTATTTGACATTAAAAAAGAAAGCCCCTATATTTTTGACTATTGGAAAGGAAGTCCTATGGCCTTGAACCACACAGAGACAGTTTCTTACGGTGCCAAGCCCACTTCCCCCGTGGGAGGCAAAGAGGCATGGCATGGTGTGTATGCCATCGGTAGCCGGGAATTAATCACTGTCACGAATTCCAGTGGCGATCCCATTGTCTACACCAGCAAGGATGCTGCCGAAAAGGCGGCGCTTCATGTCGGTGAAACGGTTCGCAAGGAAGCTGATGCGCCGAAGCGTGAATTGAAGAAGCTTTGTGCCGAGTTAGGCCGTCTTGCCGGAACGCAGGGCATTGATTGTTCGATTGCCGGTGAAGGGGCAGACAAGATTCGTGAACTGGCTAAGGGGCTGGAAGCTGCCCGCACCGCACTCAAGGGGGTTTCTGATTCCTCGCCTCGTATTCAGAGAAGTCGTGAAGCATCTATTGAAGCAATCAACAGACTAATTGGATTATAATCATGACAAAGACCCCTAAGATTATCGACCGGATTCGGAAGCTGTTTGCTCTCGCCAAAGACAAGAGCGCAAGCGAGAACGAAATCTTCGTGGCCATGGAAAAGGCATCCAAGCTGATGCTGGAATATGGCGTCACGGAAGCTGACATTGCAACGAAGTCTGGTTTGGACTTCTGCTACTCGCCTCCGTTCAATGGTACCCCGCATGCGCCCTCGCTGGCCCGTGCTGCGGCCCTTCTGTATGGCGTGATTCCTGTCACGGATCGTAGGACCAAACAGATCGTGTTTGCCGGTCCTGTTGAGTTTGCGGCGGCGGCGGCAGTCACGTTCGAAGAACTGTCCGATCAAGTCGAGGCATTGGCCAAAGAAATGCGGCCAGAGACCATCGAACCTTCCCGTGTTGCTGAATATGAGGAACGTTTCCTCGAAGCATGTTCTATCCGTGTGCTGCGGGAAGCTGCTCGAATCATGGACCAGTTCAAGACCAGTGAGGGGTCGAAGAATGCGCTGGTCGTTCAGTATGACCAGATCACGGCGGCTTCGGTTGCCTTTGCGACCGGCGACCTTGGAGTCGAACAAGAGAACCGTGCGCTGACGTTGCCGGAAGGTCCCGGCGCAACGCATGGCTGGCGATCTGGCCGGTTCGTCCGGCTGCAAAAACAGGTGGGGTAAAAATGGCTTTCGATACCTATAAAGCTGCCAAGGATTCTCTCAGGGAATTCTCTCCTGCACTCAGGAAACGTCACCAGATCGTGAAATTCTATTCTCATAAACATGGCCGGTATCGTTATTGCCGGACACTAAAATCATGAAAGTTGAAGGAAGGTGCGGCGGTCTCGTCGCACCTTTTTCATTGCCTCTCTGGCGGCAATACATCTAGCCAGCACATCCGGCTTCAGTGTGAAGTAATTTTGTTTGTGCAACCAAATAGCATAAGCAGGATCGACGGCCACAACAGTCTGTGCGGTGCGCCCTCGATACATCCCAAACCTTATGCTTTTGTGTTTTGGTTTGATGTAAGAGAAACAATCTTCAGTCTCGTCAGTCAACATTTTTATTCACCAACGCCCTATCTTCAAGTTTTTCCTTTAGTGTCGTGACCAGTTCATCGTAACTATGAACCAGACTAACGTTGTAGCGATCACATGTGATTGCGACGTTGCCATAGCGCCAGAATTCCTTGGGGCAACAGACGATGATATTTGAAGCTACCATCGTCGCAAACAGGCCGACTTCTAGAAGTGTGACCGGAGATTTCGTCTTCGGATCGAAATAGTAGACGATAATATCGGAATCTTCTTGTGCCTGTAATTCCCATGTGACCTGTTCATGAAACTCCGAACCCGGTGTTGGGTCTTGTGGTAGATTCGGATTCCAATTATCCCGACGAGGATTCAGAATAAGAACCGATTCATTGCTATTCTTGATTTCGTGTTGTGCAATATCCTGCACAAGTCGCTTCTGCCATTCCTCGGCGGTGCCCTGTTCGATTGAACCACCGAGAAAGACAGTCAGACAGTCTAGTTGATAGTCACTGGGGGCTTGAACGACTTCTACTCTCATTTGAGCATCGACTCCCAGACAATGCGTTCGCCACGACCAAACTTATCTCGCAAGCCGAGTGTTTCTTGTTGCTCGTAAGTTAGAGACGGCAGAACGATTGACTGATAGACAGGTTCGTCAACATGATCCTTGCCATTGTAGGGCGAGTTCGGATCACGCTGAAAGAATCTGGTCTTCAGGTGAATTCCGGGAGTGTCAAAAATCTCAATGTCATAAGCCATTGGATTCACCAACCCGAAATGCTTGTCCTCATAGCCATAGCAAACATCCCAGATCGGTGCTGGCGTCAGAACGATTTTAGGATTCACCAGAACAAGATGTTCTTTCATGATTCCGTGCATGTAGTAATCACTACAGAATTGAACTTCGCCTTCGGTTCGCATCTGCTCGATCCACTCGTATGCCATCTTGCTATACTTCGGATCGATTTTGATCCCCGGCACATATTTGTGAACAACTTCGAAACCCTGAAGATTTTTGGCGTTGGGTACCGATGTGGGTGCAGTGGCATCCGCTGATTCTGGGGTTAGCCCCATGGCAGCAACACCAGCGGCGACGATCAGTTGTTTGTTCAAATCACGACGTGTAATCATATCAGACTCCCCATTTGGTGCCTTCAGCGGTATCGAACAGTTTGATACCCATGTCTTCCAGTTGCTGACGAATGGTATCGGCCAGAGCAAAGTCTTTGGCCGCACGGGCATCACGGCGCTTTTCAATCATCTTCTGAATTTCTGATTGGTCGATCAAGTTCTTATTGAACAACTTCACCAACTTCTCGCCTTCCCAGAGACCTAAGAAGCGCAAGCAATTCCCAAGTGCCTTGAAGTGACCATCGCTATACATCTTATCCATCACTGCGATAGCGCCGGGCACATTCATGTTTTCGCACAAGCATGACACGAAAGCCTTGTAGCCAAATTCTTCAGGCTCGGCATTCCACCGACGCAAAGAAGGACCCAGATTAACCTCTGGCCACTCGGCCTTATCCAGCCACTTCTTCAGTTTCACTTCGGCCAGAGCCAGACGATTGTTCGTCCAATTCAATGGCTGAGAGTAATGAGTCATCATCATCGCCAGACGAATGACATAACCATTGGTCTTCTGAAGAAGATCATCGATGTAAATGACGTTGCCCAAAGACTTCGCCATCTTCTGTCCATCAACTTCCAACAGGCCGTTGTGCACCCACATGTTTGCCATGTCTCGACCGCAATAGGCATGAACGATTTGATGTTCGTTCTCATGGTGTGGGAATTTCAAATCCATCCCGCCGCCATGAAGATCGAAAGACTGGCCGCAATTATATTCAGCGAGGGCAGTGCATTCGATGTGCCATCCCGGACGGCCATAATATTCCTTGCCACGGTGATACAAGCCCCATGACGTTTCCCCGTCCTTTGCTGGCTTCCACAACACAAAGTCTCTAGGCGACCGTTTTTCGACATTGGTTTGCTCTGTCGGCATATCATTGTCGTATTGACGACCTGTCATCACGGAATATTCTGAATTGTTTGCAAAAAGAATGTGGCCGTCTTTGATGTATGCGTTACCGTTCCCCAACAAAGTCTGAATCTGATTCATGATAGCAGTCATGTTTTCCGTCACCTTCGGCTCTACCGAAGGCTTCAGGCAATTCAAAGCAACGTATGCCTGACGGAAGCTTTCATACGATTCGTTGGTTACTCGATAGACAGCATCGTTCAGAGGGCCGTTGTAATTTTGGGAAGCCGCAGCAAAGATTTTGTCATCAATGTCGGTGATGTTGCGAGTATAGAAGACAGCATATTTCTGGCTCAGGATACGATATAAAATATCGAACACCACCACCGAACGAAGATTGCCGATGTGAGGGCGATCATAAACCGTGGGACCACACACATACATCGAGAAGTTTTTGCCGCACGTTTTTTGAATGGCTTCAATCGAACGGGTTTTTGTATTGTACAAAGAAATCGGAACGTCGAAAGGATTCGACAGTTCCGTTGCCTTCGTCGTCGGTGATTTCTTCTTACCAAAAATCAATTCATTGCGGGTGCGCTCGCTGAGATAGCTCATAGCAATTCCAATTTACCTGTGATGGGATCAAGTTGTTCATCTGTTGCAGGACCAACAACGATACATGTCATTGTCGGAACGCCATTGAACTCGGTGTGACCGGCATCAATGATCTGCACGGCATGGATATTAGCGGCGATGGATGCCGCATAAAGCTGTTGAAGTTCTTCTTCTGACTTTGCACGGACGCAAATTTTCCTTTGCCCTTCTACGTGCCATTCATCAATCACGCCTCTGGCGCTGCGGTCATACTGTTCGAGAACTGATTGGACAAAGCCGTGACCACCTTGGACAACCATCTTGCCCTTCCGCATATTCAGATCATTCCGAATCACGGCGACCATTTTTATCTTGGAAGGCGTAGTCATACACTGTCCCTCTAAAACTGGCGGAGCCTGAAGGATTCGAACCTTCGAACCCCTTGTGGGGTTACTGCTTTAGCAAAGCAGCGCCTTCAACCACTCGGCCAAGACTCCAATTCTTTTCTGGCGGATGGGGTAGGATTCGAACCCACGGGACCCCGGAGGGTCCTACGGTTTTCAAGACCGTTGCAATCGACCAGACTCTGCCACCCATCCAACTCAGAAAAACTTCAACCCGTAGCGACCTCGATCAAAATTGAAATAGAAAATAACCAACGAAATGGGACCACCAAAACTGAAGATCAAACTGAAGAACATATCTTCAACGTAATCCCGATTTGCCGCCCATTCATACCTGTGTTGGTTATAACCGAAGCCAATGCCGTATGAGAGAAACCAACAAGCAAAGTAAAAGTCGATCAGTGCCAGTTGCCAGATCGATGCATGTGCCAAAAAATGCATGACGGCTTCTCACACATTCTGAACATTTAGAACGTAATCTTTTCCGTTCAGCGCCCAGATTGTCAGGTACTTCGTCTTCTTCAGATCGGCCAGCCATTCACTGGCGAACTTCTTTGCCGATGTAACATCGATCCCTCCCGAGACATAACAGTCTGTCAGGCGGTCTTTGACATTGGAATCACTGGCTCTGGCGAATCTATTCTGCATGACACCCTTTCTAGAGATTTTTCAGGCCGGTCGCAAGCGATTATATTCATAAAATCAGGCGACTTTTCCTTTTCGTTTCAATTCCTGATAGGCCCAAGATGCCTTCCAGTTCTCGGCAAATTCTTTGCCTGACGGGGTAAGAGTGACTTCCCCTACCGGTGATAACCGAACAAACCCCCGCAGGGTCAGCGCCCGAATAACCACTTCCACGCTCCACATCATATGCGGTCGAATGAAACCGTTGATTGATTGTGGATACCGGTCGAGGACCTTCAGGAGAAACGCACGTTCCTCCAAATTCGGATGGCGTTGCATTCCAAGTCGTTTCTTTTCTTGCTGCCGAAGCGGATGAAAAAGCAAAGTTGAACCGAGTGTGAACGCTTCAGGTCGGGGCTGATAATTCATTGGAAGTTCCTCACATAAACCGTATGTTCATATGTACGAGACGAAGGAATTTTCAACTCCTTCGCTTTGATTGCCAGATAAAGACCCAACACCTGTGACTTAGGAACTCCTAAGAATTTCTGAATCACAACTGGTTTCCGAATCCGCTTCTGCGATGATCGTTCCTCATCATAACCAACGATTGAGGTTCGATTGAATGCCAGAGTTTCACCGGGCTTCGCAACATATTTCCGCAACCAGCGATGCTTTGCATCATAAACATAGGCGACTGTTGCGCCGACGATGTTGTCAGGCGATTCAGATTTCACGCCGCTGGCTTCATCATATTCGCAGTAGCGGGCAAGTTTGGCGATCTGTTCTTTGGTCTTCACCTTCTTACGACGAGGTTTGCGTTCCTTGGTCGGTCGAGTATCAAGGTATCCGTTACAGGATTCACAAATCTCATTGAAGAATTTGATTTCGTTCTGAAGCTTCTTCTTCGATAGATGACTGTAGCCTTCAACCAAATCAGGATCAACACCAGCAAGTGCATCTTGCATTTCTTTGACAACTGAGGCGTAACGTTCGTGCACCGCATGAACCAACTTCGGTTGTGCTTCCGCTTCCTTCAGGACTTTGACGATGTTGAGATTGCGATCATCAATCTGACCTTCAATCTCGGTAACGACGCAGGACAATGCCAGACGGAATTTTTCATCCCGATTTGGTTTGCCATTCAATTCACGGTCGGCCTTTTCTTCGGCCTCGATCTTATCCAGTTCTGGAATTCGCCTTTCCAGATCACGCACACAAGAGAACACATACTCCACGGCTTCTTGCGGCAATTCGTTGCCGAGAAGAATCAGCCATGCACGAAGTGATGCTGCGGGACTCGCCCATTCTCTTGGAAAACGTTTGACGTGCTTCGCCGCTTCCGTTTCCGAAAGATACTTCTCGATATACTCAAAAAGAAATGATGATTGTTTTGATTTTCTAATCTGGTTTCGAAAATACTCATTGGCATCGGAAATGTCTTGGTGCGACAACACCTGATTTTCCGGCTTCGTTAGAGTGATCGCTACCCTAGCTCGTCTTGCCATAAATTTTCCCCGCTCGAATAGTGCCCGTATTTAATTTTCATGTGTACATTCTAACCTTTGTAGCATAGAAAGTAAAATAAGTCAAACGAATTTATATCTATGTTCCCATGTAAGCTTTTGGAAAACCAGAGAAAATCGTTCCTTGACTTTTCTATACTTATATGTAGAATAGTAAAAAATGTAGGAGTTGTGATGCCTGTTCTTCACATCAGCGATCAGACAATGGAGACAATTCTTCGCAGGGAAGGCGCTGCCACCTTCGATGGAATCACTTCCGTCGCTCGTCATCGTGAGTGGGGTTACATCATCGTCGTCACGCCAGCGTTCTATCGCTATGCGGCGGCGATAAGAGATAGATTGAAATACGCACAGATCAATGACGCCATAAGGGAAATGAAATGACTTCACTTGTTGAACGTGCAAAAGTTCTGGCAACCTATGCACACCGGCACCAAAAACGAAAATACACGGGAGAGCCATACATCGTCCATCCCGCCGCCGTCGTCAAGATTCTGGAAGACCACGGCATCACCGATGAAGTGACGCTGGCCGCAGGATGGCTGCATGACGTGATCGAAGACTGTGAGGTCACAAAGCGTGATGTTGCGATTCTAATTTCGCCGGAAGTTGCCGACTTGGTTATGGAAGTGACCGACGTGTCACCAGCGCCTGTGAAAGGTGGTCCCAATCGGGCTGCACGGAAGGCAATGGACTGCGAACATCTGGCGAAGTCAACGCCCCGTGGCGCAAACATCAAGTGTGCTGACATTGCTCAGAATACGAAATCGATCATGACCCATGATGGCGAAGGCTTCGGTCCTCGCTATCTGAACGAGAAGAATGCGAACCTTCAGGTTTTGAAACACGCCGATCCTCGGCTCTGGGAACTTGCTGCGAAGAACATTCCCACTGAACTGGTCGGCATCGAACCTGTTTGACATTTCTATCGAATCCCGATAGGATTCGTTATCCAGCAAGTTTGGGTGTTCCTCCTTAGAAAAAACCGGCAAGTGCAACCTTGCCGGTTTTTTATTGACTGATTACCAGACCCTTGTTATAGATCGGTTTCTCCTAGTCCGGGAGTGAGTGGTAGGGTGTGATAAAGGCGGTGACGGGCGAACGTTGCCGCCTTTATTGCGTCTTATTTCCACTCAGCGATCAGTTGTTCGACCGCCCCATTATAAACACTCAAATCGACGCCACCGCCCCGATTACTGGGGCATGAAACGCCGGGCACGGTGTGCGGCAGTGGCCCCACGGCACCATCGGTGTATTGCCATAGCCAGTAGCTTTTAAAGCCCTCTGGGAGCTTCGCTACCGGCCCGTACTGGCATAGCCAGAGGCGGTGTTCGCAGACGTAATCGAAGTCTGCGTCTTCCAGATCATCAATCGTTTCTTTGAGTTTGTTGCCGGAATAGATCGCCAGCTTCCGACCGAGTTTTTCTTCACTCAGACGCAGGAATTCAACCATCTGGTGGATGGTCATATCCGAAGCTTTATTTTGTTCGTAATCTAAAACCATCAGGGTCTTATCGTCCGGCTCGGCGGCATCGAAAAAATTATCGACCTGTGCCTTGACGTTTTCTGCGGTGTTAAAGTGATAAGCACCGAGTAGAAGACCAGCGTCTTCAATTTCTTTCCAACGAGTCTGGAAAGTAGCATCCTGATAGCTTGCGCCTTGAGTGGCTTTGTGAATAACGCCGACGATGCCCGATTGCTTCAGCTTAATGAAGCCATCCTTCTCGACCACATCGCCACGATATATATCAAGAACAGTAGGAGTAAATGTAACCATATAAAATATCCGTAAGTTGTGAACCTACGAATATTTATTGGTTTAAAATGGTCCTAGAGACTGGGTTCGAACCAGTGGTCTCCGCATCCACAATGCGGCGTTTTAACCAGCTAAACTACAACTAGGATTTGACCATTATAGATTTTCAAGCAGTGTAGTCCATTGTTTTCCTCTGGCTTCCCAGTTGAAAACAACATCGGTGCGACCCTTCGCATTCAGAAGCAAGTTCTTTGTGCTTTGAGAGTCAAGATTGTTGATCGCAGCTAAAGTGGTCGCATAGAACCGATTAAGATGCGTCTGTGGGTCCTCATCCCAACGATAGCAGTAACCGAAATCACCTACTGTTTCGCACAGTGCAGCCAGATCGGGACAAACCACAACAACATTTGCCGACATGGCCTCGATTGCGGCCAGACAACTTGTTTCCGGCCAGATCGATGGATAAGCAAAAATGTGCGCCTTACCGAGTGCCTTGCGAATTTCATCGTTCGCAACAGCACCATGATATGTGATGTTGGGATGTTCACGGCACTTATCAAACAAGAACTGATAAGGAACGTCACGTTCCGGCCAGTTGTAGAGACGGAATGAGGAATACACATCCAAGTGCAGTTGAGGAAACTGTTTCAGCAATTCCTCGAAGACAGGAAGCAGCAATTCTAGACCACGATGTGGCGTGGTGTGATAGATCAGGTTGATCCGATCCTTTGGATTCGGTTTATCAATATCCATGATCGGTTCGATTGCATTTCGCATGATAAGCGACTTCTGATACGGAACACCCAGAAGTTGATTGTATGACTGGAATTGATAGTTCGAGACAAAGATCAGTTGGGCGAATTGCTTTCTGAATTCGGCGTCTTTGAACTTTGCCACCGCAGGGTCCATCGCCAGATCGTGTGCCCAGAAGATCGCTTTCTTGTTTGGGTCGAGTTCGGATACCCGTGATGCAATGATCTGAAATTTATCCAGCAAAGCAGGATCGACGTATTTCTTCAGTCCGGCCATCATCAGTTCGGTGCCACCCATGGCACCTTTTGCCGTACCATCAATGTTGAAGGTATTGCCCGATTCGGATTCGATAATTTTGACTTTCATTTTTCCTTACCAAAAGTCCCCGGCGCTTTCGATAAACCCGGAAACAGTTGCAACATTCTTGAGATAATCGACAGTCCGCTTAGGAACGGACTGCCAGAGGGATTCTTTTTCATATTCTGGTTCAGATATTGTTTCTTTCAACGTCACTGCCTTAGATAGCATCTTCGGTCTGTTGAAAGTGAATAGCCGAAACATATCACGCATGTAGTGCACTTCGACACCAGCATCCGTGATTTTCTTGAGGAAAGTTTCGATTCGTTTTGAGTTTTCGTCTGGATACAGGCCATGAATAACAAGGCCATCCTCGGCCATCTGTGTCAGAAGGCGCAGTTCTTTTTTATTTAGTTTCATTTCCGGCAGATTGATTTTGTCGTCAATGTAATTCTTACAGGAACGAGTCAGGCCATAACAGAAATGAGTCCAGTGATAGATTTCTTCAAAGTCCAGCGTTCCATGATGCTGCCGGAATTCGATTGTGCCACCGCTACGCAAAAAGGCGTTGTTCAGAGAGACCTTCGAATATTTTTCATGTGACCCAAACATAGCAAGCCTGAACAATTTGCTCATGTTCTCGCTACTCGACGCACAATAATAGTGCCCACGGCGGCGATTATGTTTGACCATCTTGTTGATGTAGGGTTCGAAGAAGCGATACTTGCGAACGACCGCACACTTATCGATTGTTGCCAGATCACCACAACCAACATGAACGTGCATTCCACATCTGATAGTGGTTTTGCATCCGAGTTCTCGGAGAATTTTGCAGATCGGTCGGAGGATAGAAAGATTGTTCATCGCCAGTGGCGGTGATACCAACTCTAGACCTCGAAGACGGGTTTCTTCTTCGTCCGCAGAATAGCACAATGATCCATCGGGGACCACTTTCCACATCGATGATGTTGGTGTGTCCTCGGTGCTGGCCTTTGCAGGAATGCCAGCCTTCTTCAGTCTATCGACAATGGTTCGTGCTGATACAGGAGAAGCAAATTCTAGTTCGATGCCGACAAGATTCGGCGGTCTTTTCTTCATTGAAATCTCACAAAATAGCTTGCAAGACTCCGATGACCAAAAAGAATAGGCAATAGATGATTGCCGCTTCACAGACTTGCTGCAAGGTGTCTCTGACAATCCAGTCAAGATATTCCTTGTTCTCTAGAAGAAAGAGGGTTCTTTCGTCACTATCCAAGCCGCTAAGAAAATCAAACATTGCAATCTCTTTTTAAAAATCGAAGTCGTAAAATTAATAGCAGAAGGTTCACAAATTTTATGAATACAGTCAAGCCACGGATGTTAGGATACTAACAGATTGATTCGATTGCAAACCCGTTCTGTTTTGTGCCAGAGACGATAGCGAAAGTTCGCAACAAATGTTGCCACACCATCACCGGGTTGTGGATTCTTGATCCTACGAACGTATTCCTTCTCGGAATGACTGCCCTTCAGACTGTTACATGCCATGCAAGCGGCCTTGATATTGTTTCGATTGGTCTGACCATTCTTTGACTGTGGCCTGACGTGATCGGCGGTCGCATTCGTGGCAGTAAGCGGCTCCCAACAATAGCAGCACTTCGAATTCTGTTGGCATCTTGCTTCTTCTCGATAGAATTTCAACCAAACAGAATTCTTCATTTACCCCTCGTAGATTTCGACTTTATTGCCTTTAAAATATTGATCTGTTTTGCTTTCGATTATCTCGAAAACATCGTCTCGTTTCAAGCCACCCAGACCACAACCCAGTGCAGGGAAAGCCACGCTTTGAATTCCGGCTTTATTTAAATCCTCGAAGGCATAAAACAATCCTTCCTCGATATATTCAAGCCTAGATTTCTCTGCCCAGTGCCGCTTAGTCGTGAACATCAGGATCGAATAAGGAGTCTCGCCATCGGCAAAGGTAAATCCTCCGGGCAAATACAATTCAGGAGTTACCCAGATAATCCCGTCCTTGAAATGTTCTTTCTGATATTCCTGTCTGTCTTTACAGTCCTGATTGAAATGTTCGCACTGTTTTGGATAGCGTTGCAAAAACTTTTTAGCCAGTCCCGCACCCATGATGCCGATTGAATTGACTGGATTGGTAATGCACTCACATTCCGATTTGAAAATATCTTGCTTGGAATCCTTGTAGACAATCTCCATTAAACATCACGCTCCTTCTCATAAAAATCAACCGCAATGGGGAAGCGAGGGATTCCATCTGGTGTGAGATTCGGATAACGAATCGTCACATACTTCGGTCTAGGACCATTCAACAATGCCTTGGTGAATTCCTGACTACCTTTGATACCGGCTCTTGGATCATCGCCGCCTTTGGTCTTGCGGCCATCCGGCATTCTGAAATAAACGGCCTTTGCATAGCCCGCCCAGTTTCCTTGTCCTTCTTCGAGAGAAATTACTTCGAACTCAGCATCAAAAAATTCTTTGCGTTTCAAAAGTGATTTAGATCGCTTGCCAGACTCATAGTTTGCATCATCAACACGAATCATCTGGCCTTCATAACCGTCAGCAAGATATTCGCCATAGAGTTGATCTAGAATCTCCGAACTCTGACCGTCCGTAACCAGCTTTGTTTGCACCATCTTAATGGGAGCATCGCTGGCAATATCTAAGAAGACTGACTGTAATTTGTAATGCCGGGCAGAGAATTTCCCTTCGACCGATGGCATATCGTAAACATGGAATTGAGCAAACTTCTTTGACTTATCCAAATCTTCTTGAGTCGGCTTCATCTGTTTGATGATCGAACCAATCTCATTGAAGTTGTCACGCAGATCATGGTTGTAGAGTTCACCATCAAAAACTGCATCAGGATACAGATCGAAGACCGGCTTCAGTGCTTCTAGGATATGCGGGATGCAAAGGAATGGTTTGCCGCCACGGGTTAATGCGCCATCCTTAGAAATAATACAGCGATAGCCATCCAGCTTCGGTTGTGACCATAGATCGACTCCCTCTGGAAGTTTGTCTTTGCGATCTGACCATTTCTCGGCCAGCATTGCCTTGAAATATTTGTATGAACCAACACTATCTCGATCACGATAGTATTTGTTATCCAGCTTCTTTATATAGATCGCATGGATTTCTAGATCGGCTTGCTCCCAATCTTGGGTCTCGTTCTTCTTGCCGACGTTCTTGCCGTGCGCAACCTTCCATTCACTGGTGACTAGATTTCCGTCTTCGATGCCAGAGACAGTGCGATATTTCTCGACTTCTCTTTCCATCCACCAAACACGAACTTTGCCTTTCGAATCTAGATTGTATAGCGTTTCATATTTTACTAGAGACATTAGTCCTCTTTCATCAATGTCTCTAGTTGTTGAAACTTATAGGCACGACAAATGAGTGCAACGGTCTCATCACGGGGAGGAAGACGATACACGACACCATCACAACCGATGATGAAGTTGCGGCCAGCGGTGCCGATCTTTACCTCGACATATTTTCCCGATGGCATGACATAGCCATTCACATACTGGCGGTTTAAATCATCCACGTTAAAATCCCATAGATGCAAATCAACAGACGACATTAAACAATTCCTTAACTGATTCAGTATTATCCAAAGTAAAAGGTGACTTCGGTATTTTCACAATGCGACCGGTCGAAATCAGACCGACGCTACAAACACGATCCTCTAGATTTTTGATCGTTCTCGATCCCGACCGCTTTGGACGAATCTCGA